CAGGTTCAGATGGAGCGCGGCAACGACATCATCTGGCGTCCGATGCCCTACATCGCTCAGTCGTTCAGCGGCTCCAACGCCACTGCCAACTTCACTGACAAGACTCAGCTCGCCGTCCCGGCTTCGATTGACACTCAGCGCCATGCAACGTTGGCTCTGACCGCGACCGAACTGCGCGACTCGTTGCAGGAAGGCCGTTTCGGTCAGGCCGCCGCTCAGAAGCTCGCCTCTGACGTGAATCTGTCAATCATGGCGCTTGCTGCCAACCAGGGCACGCTCGTTGTGAAGCGCACCTCTGCTGCGACTGGCTTTGATGACGTTGCCCAGTGCGATGCCATCATGAACGAGCAGGGCGTTCAGATGTTTGACCGCTATCTCGCTCTCAGCACTCGCGACTACAACGGCATGGCAAGCAACCTCAGCACTGCCTCCCGTTCGTTCGGCAACCCCAAGAGTGACCGCGCGTATGAGCGTGCGTATTTGGGTGACGTGGCTGGCTTCGGCACTTACAAGCTGGACTACGCCAACCGACTGCCCGCTGCCACTGGTGGCGCTGGTCTGACGGTTAGCACGCTGGTCGGCGCTGCAAACTTCTACACGCCGGTCGCAACCACTGCCACGCCGTCTGGCGGCCGCAGCAACGTGGACAATCGTTTCCAGACGATCACCATTTCCAGCACCACGAACGTGGCCGCAGGCGATGCGTTCACCATTGCAGGCGTCAATGCCGCGCATCACATCACGAAGGCCAGCACCGGTCAGCTCAAGACTTTCCGCGTCATCAGCGTGACCAATGCAACTCAGATGGTCATCAGCCCGCCGATCATCAGCGCGCAGGGCAACACCGATGCAGAGCGCATGTATCAGAACGTTGTTGTGACGCCTTCGGCTACCGCCAGCATCGTGTTCCTGAACACTGTCGCCGCGAACGTCAACCCGTTCTGGCAGTCGGATGCGATGGAAATCCTGCCCGGTCGCCTTGCCATTCCGTCTGACGCTGGCGCTGCGGTGACTCGCGGCACAAGCGCCAATGGCTTGGAGCTGGTGATGCAGAAGCAGTTCGACATCAACACGCAGCTCACGAAGTATCGTTGGGACGTGCGCTACGGTGTGGTGAACAAGCAGCCGGAAATGTCCGGCATCATGCTCTTCTCGCAGAGCTAGTGATATGACCCCCAGCCGCGCCAGCGAGCTTTTTTCTTACTGCCCAGAAACTGGCAACCTTCTTCGGAGGGTTGCTGCTGGAAGGTTTGGAAGATTCCCCGCTGGTGCGGTTGTGGGTTGTCAATGCACCAGCGGTTATTTGCAAGTTAGAGTTGATGGCCGATTAGAAATGGTTCATCGCATTGTTTGGATGCTTGTTACTGGCGAGCAACCAAAAAATGTGATTGACCATATTGACGGCTCAAAAACTAACAACCGTTTTGAGAATCTGCGCGATGTTTCCCTTTGCGAAAACATGCAAAACCAACGCAAGCCGCATCGCCAAAACTCAACAAAGCTTCTTGGCGTGTCAGTAAACGGTTCAGGCTTTTCGGCAAAGATTCACATTGGCGGCAAGCAAAAATACCTTGGCTATTTTGACGATGCTGTATCAGCGCATAACGCTTATGTAACTGCGAAGCGACAGATGCATGCAGGAAACACCCTTTAGGAGCCGCAATGGAAGTCCAATTTCCCACCCTCGTCTATCGCTCTCCCGGCCCTCATGCTGGCCCTGCTGGCAGCAAGGGCTATGCCTTTGAAGGCGTCAAGGATGCCGAACAGTTGGCGAAGTTTGAAGCCGCTGGCTGGTCGCTCTCGTTTGACGAAGCCATCAATGGCAAGCCTGCGCCAGTCGTGGCCGATGACGTGCCATCCACAGATAACACACTCGCAGACCGCGCCACTGAGCTGGGCATCAAGATTGATGGTCGCTGGTCTGAAACTCGATTGAAGCAAGAGATTGCAAAGGCAGAGGCCGCACAATGATCGACGCCCCATTTTTCCCTTCGTATGGCCGTGGCGTCACTCTTGCCATGAGCACGACCAGCGCCAGCGTCACCGTTCCAGTGCTGGGCGCTAAACAGTTGCTCGTCACTAATCTGGCAACCAATCACGCTTACTTTCGCGTCACACAGGTGGCATCAACTGCCACGACTGCGGACTGCGCGCTTGGTTCTACCACTGGCACGCACGCCAGTCTGTGCGTGAGCATCCCCAATGATGTGGCCAGCGTAGTGGTCAGCGCCATCATGACCACAGGCACCGGAAACCTGCACATCATCCCAGGCGAAGGCAGCATCTGACCGATGACGCAGATTCCCATCATCAGTGGGATTTACGTTGACAGCCGTGGCGACTTTCGAACCAAGTTCCCGGTCAACTACATCCCCGTAGCGAAGCCGCAAGGCATCAGCAATGGGTATCTGCGCCCTGCGGAAGGGCTGTTGCCGCTTGCGACAGGCCCCGGCGTTGATCGAGGCGGCATCGTTTGGAATGGCGTGCATTACCGCGCGATGGGCAGCAAACTCGTCAGCGTGGCAGGTGTGACCGTGACGGTGTTGGGCGATATTGGCATCCCCATGTCCGGCATGACGGATGTGAGGTTTGACTACTCGTTTGACCGACTCGCCATCGCCAGCAATGGAAATCTGTTCTACTGGAACGGATCAGTGCTGACGCAAGTGACAGACCCAGACCTCGGCACGGTGCTGGATATGGTTTGGGTAGACGGCTACTTCATGACGACAGACGGCGCAAACCTTGTCGTGACGGAGTTGGGCGATCCAATGATGGTTGATCCCACTAAATACGGATCATCTGAAATTGACCCCGATCCCGTTGTGGGCTTGCTCAAGCTGCGTAACGAGATTTACGCCGTCAATCGGAACACGATTGAGGTTTTTGACAACGTGGGCGGCACTGGCTTTCCATTCCAGCGGAAGGAAGGCGCGCAGATCACGCGCGGTGCAATCAGTGCATTCCATGCCTGCGTTTACGATGAGGGCATCGCCTTTGTCGGCGGCGGGCGCAATGAAGGCATCTCTGTATGGCTCGCCAAGAATGGCAGCAGCGTCAAGCTCGCCACGGCAGACATTGACAAGATACTAGCGACCTACGGCACGCAGACGATCCTGAATGGCAAGATTGAGGCGCGCATTGACGAGGAAAGCCAATACCTCTACGTCCACTTGCCGGATCAATCGCTGGTCTATGACATTGCCACCAGTGCACAGCTACAGGTGCCGGTGTGGTTCATTCTGAGTAGCCAGACCTTTGGCGGACTAGCGACGCCATACCGGGCTCGAAACTTCGTCCGCGTTCTTGGTTCATGGCAGTTTGGCGATCCAAACCCTGACTCTGCGGGGCGTCTTGGGCAGTTCAGCATCAATGCGCCTACGACAACCAAGCATTACGGCGTTAGTGTGGCGTGGGAGGTCAGCACGCCGATCATTTACAACGCCAGCCGTGGCGCGATCATTCATGAGCTTGAGCTAGTCTCGCTCCCAGGGTATGCGTTGTCAGTCGATACGCCCCTGATTTATACCTCGCACTCCAATGATGGTGTGAGCTTTGGCACTGAGCTAGCGATTAGCGTAGGCACAGTGGGCCAGACGCAAAAGCGTCTTTGCTGGAGACGTCTCGGATTCATGCGGAATATCCGCGTGCAGAAGTTTCGGGGAGATTCATCCTCTCACCTTGCCATCGCGCGCCTAGAAGCGCAGATCGAGCCGCTGAATGTCTAGCGCAGTCCTGCCCCGGATGGTGACGCGTGCGGAATTGCAGAAGGCATTTCCGACGCACAACCTTGTCTACACGTTTGAGAACCTGCTGATGTGGTCACAGGGCGCGGCCCCTGACCTTACGGCATTGATGGCGCAGGTTGCGGCCAATACGGCAGCGATCAACGCCAATAGTGCTGCCATCATTGCCAATGCTGATGAAGCACTGGCGCTCACTTACCTGCACATGGGGGCCTGATGACAACTGCGCTCAAGGTATTAGGGCAAGTGTTCCCCGCCGCCACGACGCTGACGCCGATATACACGGTGCCGAGTGGCAAGCAGGCAACATGCTCAACCGTGATGGTGTGCAATCAATCTGCGATGCCAACGACGTTTCGCATCTCCGTCGCCATCGCAGGCGCTGCTGATAACTTGCCGCAGTATCTCTATTACGACTTCCCTATTGCAGGCGCAGACACGTTTGCGGCCACCATTGGCATCTCTTTAGGCTCGTTGGATGTAGTGCGCTGCTATGCGGGCACGGCATCGCTTTCGTTCAACTTGTTCGGCGCTGAGAAAACGCCATGAGCCAAGGTAGCGCAAAAGGCGGGTTGACCAATGAGCAACTGCGTGCATCGGTTTTGCCTGTCAGCATGTCCAGCATCCCGCTGGCAAGTGGAGCGGCAACCGCATCGCGGCAGGATGCATGCAATACGTTCCTCAACGAGATATCGGCAAATACCCTAGCCACGGCTAGCGGCATCGGCGCAGATGGCCCCGTTGCGCCTACTGTCGGCAGTGGCGTGCGCGGCTGGCTTGCCACGCTGCAAAACACGCTCACATCGCTACTCAACGCGCTTAATCCCTATCGAGGCACTAGCACGCCTTTCGCTGGCACCAGCGGCTCCGTGTCAGTCCCTGCGGGCGCTCGTATCGTCAGCATATCGGCCCATGCGCCCACTGGCGGCGGCACCATCGCCATGTTCGGCGTCAACGTGCCTGTGCCTGCCAATAACGGGTTTAGCGACGGCTGGTCTGGCCTCGTTGGCGCGTCCGGCGGCTCTACGATCACGTTCACCGGGACGGATAGCTATTACGTGGTGCTGAACCAGTGAGCGGATCACGCTATACGCCGGACTACAACCCTGGCGGCGGTGGCGGATCAGGCGCGCCAACTTTCATCATCCCCGAGTCATTGCGCCGTAGTGAGCAGATGCGGATTGCTCAACTGCGGCTTGTGGAAGCCGTCAACCGCGGCGAAACGTTGCGCATCTCTGGCCTTACGCTGCTGGAGTCTGCAAGCCGTGGCGACGCTTACCGCATCCCCGCCATTTCAGTGCGGCCCAATGACACGCGCAACGCTGCCGATGTGCTGCGCCTTGCCCCGCTGACGTTGTTTGACTCTGCCCGTCAGACGGATGTGGCGAGCTTGCAACCTAGCTGGATCTCGGCGGGAACGTTTACGTTCGTCACACCCTTCGCAGGCTCTTACATCCTTGATGCATGGGGCGGCGGCGGCGGCGGTGGCGGCGGATCGGTCGGCAGTGGTGGTGGAGGTGCTGGCGCTCAGTTCGCGCGCACCACGCTATCGCTTGCTGCTGGCATCACGTTGACCATTCGCGTTGCCGCTACGGCAGCAGGCGGGGCGGCCACGGCAGCGGGCACGGTTGGTAATGATTCATGGATCAGCACCACGGTAGTTGCGCCCACCAGCGCGGCGCAGGGCTGTCTCGCAAAAGGCGGGGCATTGGGCGGTGCTGGCGGTGTCGGCGCTGGAACGGCTGGCACTGGCTCTGCCACGGGCGGCATCGGCAACACGGTGCGCGCAGGCGGTAGCGGATCAGGGCAGACAGGCGGCGGTGGCGCGGGCAGCAATGCCGCAGGATCAGGCCGCATTGGCGGTGCAGAGTTTGGCGGCGATGGCGCTCTATCTACAGGCTCAGATGGCGCTCAGGCAGGAGGTGGCGGTCGCGGTGGCCCTGCGTTGGCGGCTGGCGGGGCCGGTGCATTGGGCCGTTGTAGAATCATATTTACGGTTTAGGAGAATGACGATGGAAAATGACGGAATGGGTCGCGAAGGTCTTGGAATTATTATTGTGAAGGCAGAGCGCCTTGACAAAGTTGTCGTGACTGGCGCAGATGTTTTGCGGCTTAACAAAGGAGAAAAAAGGCATTTTGAATGGGATGTTTCGCTCCCCGAATGGCTGACAAACTTTGAAGCCGATGACGATTGTCTGCTTATTTTCAGGCATAACGCTTACGTCAATACTGGTCTGAATAACTCCCTAGACCGCGAGTTTGGTCTTGGTGGCACTGCCATTGGGTTCATCGGCGTCAGCAATAACGCCACGGCGGTAACTGCGGCCACTGTGTTTTTGAATGGCGCATCGGGCGGCACTGCGGCGAACACCATCATCAAGGCTATCAGCCCTGCCGCAACGCGCACCAATCAGACGGTGACGGGCGGCGCAACGTTCGTGAACGCGGACTTCACCAGCGGCGTGTTCATCATCAACAAAATCGGGTTCTTGACCACTAGCACGGATGCAGGCACTGGCCTAGTTGACGTGATTGGCGGCACTGGTGGCGCATCGCCTTACGCGAGAACTTTCAGTCTCGACTTGACCGCCGCTGGCTCGTTCAGCTTCACCGGCCAGATTGCGGTGACTGCCGTGGCCGTCTAATGCGCGTTGAACGCATCGCAGACAGCTTGACCATTGCAAGCCTATACGCTCCCGAAAGCGTGCAGCGCATTGCCCATGATCTGCGCCCTGCGATTCCCGTTGAAAGCCCTCACGCGCGCTATTGGGGCGCATACTTGAACGACCGTTTAGTTGGCGGATTCTTGGCGCTGCCAGTGTCCAGCATTGAGCGCGACGTTCATGCGCTGCTATGGCCCTCCGCATTACCCTATGCACGCAAACTTGGGTTACTATTCGTTGAACAGATGTTTGCTGACCTGCGCGTGAGCCGCTTAACCGCACAGGTGATGTCCTCCATTCCTACGGCAGTCAATTACTGCCAGAAGATCGGATTCAAGCGAGAAGGTTACAAGCCTGATGCATGCCTGAAAGACGGCAAACTCATCGGGGTTCACATTCTCGGACTGACCCGAAGCGATTGGAGTAAGACATGGGATTCATCGCAGATGTAGGCAAAGAGATTGCGGGCGGATTGCTGATTGATCCGGTCACTAACCTTTTTGGCGAAGTCACTGGCGCAAACCAGGCCGCAAACGCAGCGCAGCAGGCAGCGCAAACACAGTCTGGGGCCGCACAGGCTGGCATCAACGAGCAGCGCCGTCAGTTTGACGCCATCCAGGCCCTGCTAGCGCCATACGCTCAGGGCGGGCAGCAGGCATTCGGCCAGCAGGGCGCATTGCTCGGGCTAAATGGCACTGGCCAGCAGCAGCAGGCATATGCCGCTCTTGAAAGCTCTCCTGCATTTCAGGCCCTATTCAGGCAGGGCGAAAACGCCATCTTGCAGAACGCATCGGCCACAGGCGGATTGCGAGGCGGGAACGTCCAAGGCGCACTCGCTCAGTTCCGGCCTAGCTTGCTGAATCAGTTTGTAGGTGAGCAGTTTAACCGATTGGGCGGCTTGACCAACACGGGTCTTAATGCGGCAACGCAGACAGGCGCGCAGGGTAGCGCCGCATCCGCAAACATTGCAGGGCTATTAGGCCAGCAGGGCGCGGCGCTTGCTGGCGGACAGCTCGCGCAGGGCGCGCGGCAGGGACAGCTCTTCAATCAGGCCGTTGGGCTTGGCGGCTTGTTCGCTGGCTTTGGTGGTTTCTAAGGAGTCCCCATGCCTGATCCGATTAATTACCTCGCACAATTGCCGCAGACCAATCCGCTGGCGAACTTTGCGCAGTCCTTTGGACAAGCCGCGCAGATTCAGCAAGTAATGCAGGCGCGTCAGCAGCAGCAACAGCAGATGCAACGGCAGTCCGCATACCAGCAGGCCGCGCAGGAGGCTTTTGCCACGCGCGACCCTAACCGATTCTTGGAGCTTGGCGTCAAGTTCCCTGAGTTTGGCGAGCAGGCGCAGTCCGCATTTAAGGCGTTAGACACTCAGCGGCAGGAAAACGAGTTCGCAAAGGCTGGCGAAGTCCTCAGCGCATTGCAGTCTGGCAATGTGGACATTGCAAAGCAAGTTGCAGATGAGCAGATCACGGCAGCGAAGAATGCGGGCCAGGATGTGAGCAAGTTGCAGCGCGTGCGGGATGCAATTGACAAAGACCCGAACGCTGCGGCCTCGTTCCTGATGTTTGGCATGTCGCAAGCCGCTCCGGACAAGTTCAAGTCGCTCACTGAGTCGCTGGCTAAGGCTGGTGAAGAGCGCCGATCTGCGCAGTTGCAGCCTGATGTTGTGGCGGCAAAAAGACGTGAAAACGTGCCTTCGTCAATTCTTGAAGCCATTGACTTTGGCAATTTAACGCCGCAGCAGCAAGCCACATTCGTTAACTTGCAAACGCTAAAAAAGCCACCTGCGGCTGTGACCAAGGTTGAAATTACAAACCTTGAAAAAACTGCGTCCGCAGAGCTTGGGAAATTGGTTCCAGACCTTTACGAGACGGCCAACGCTGCGGCTGGGCAAGCAGAAGAAATCCCTCGTTATCGCGAGGCATTGAAAAAGGCCATTACTGGGCCTTTGGCAGATCAGCGGCTATCCGTTGCAAGAATTGGCGATGCGCTAGGGTTTAAGGGCGACAAATCCGTTGAAGCAACACGCGAGGTTATTCAGGGATTGTCAGAAATGGCGCTGCAATCACGAAAGGCGTTGACTGGTCAAGGCCAAATCACCGAAGGCGAGCAAAAGTTGCTTCTTAAGGCGCGCAGTGGCGACATTTCATTCACAAAAGGCGAGTTGGAAGTGATTTTTGGCGTTGCTGATAGAGCGGCAAAAGCGCAATACGACAAAAGCACAAAGTTACTCAAGTCGGCATCGCCAAAAAGTGAGACAGCTCAGGTTTTTTTGGAAAACGTCAAGCCATTTCCATCTGCGGCAGCGCCTCAATCACCTGCCGCAAGTCAGCCCCCGCGTAACATCACGGTGGATTACTAATGCCTTACTCCATCACCACAAAAGACGGCATCACAATCCAGAACATCCCTGACGATGTGGCTCCGGATTCGCAGTCGTTGAAGGATCGCGTTGCCGCTATCCGTGCGGGTGGTGGACAATCCGCGCTTGCGCCTCCGGGTTTTGCTGAACGTCTCGGCGCAGGCGCAAAGGAAAGTGTTGCAGGCATGATGCAATTGGCTGGCCGCGCGTTGCCAGTCCCTGGCAATGTGGCCGCTGGCGTTGACACGGCTGCAACCAATGCCATTCAGAATGCTGAGCGGTTGTCCTCGCAGACCGAAGGACTGGACATTGCTCGATTGCTTGGCAACGCGCTCGTAACAGCCCCACTAGCTGCAATTGGCGGCGCTCCAACCACGCTAGGGCGCGCGGCAATCGCTGGCGGCTTGCAAGGCGCGGCGCAGGGCGCAATCGCACCTGTAGACACCTCGCAAGGCCAAGATTACGCCACTGCCAAAGCGCAGCAAATTGGCGTTGGTGGTCTGGCTGGCGCAATCGCAACGCCTATTGGCATGGCGGGCTTGAAGCTCATTGGTAACGCCGCGCTTCGCGGCTATCAATCGCTCGCCTCAAAAGTGAAGTCGCCGCCATCCATTGCAGAGATTGAGCAGGCAGTATCTGCCGCCGTAGGCAAGCAAGGCGTGGATTGGCAAGCATTAGATGCCGACGTTAAGCAAACCATTCTGTCCGAAGTGCAGGCCGCTGGCCGTGGCGCAACGGAACTGAATCCGGAAGTGCTAGCAAACCGTGCCACATTGAAGCAGGCTGGCGTCCAGCGACCCACAACGGCACAAGAGACGCAATCACCCGCAGACTTTGGGCGCGAAAAGTCTCTCGCCGCAGGCCCCGAAGGCGCTGCGTTGGCTGCACAACGGCAGCAGGTTTACGAGGATCTCAACAAAGGCTTGCGCGATGTGACCGGCAAAGCCCCTGCTGCGCTGGATCGCGAATCTGCGGGCATCGTGGCACAGGCCCCAGTTATCCAGCGTGCGAACAAACTCAAAGCGCGCGTTGACAAGCTATACGACATTGCCCGCAATGCAGCGGGACGCGATCAGGTTATCCCTGCTAGCGATCTTGCGAACCGCGTCTATCCGCAGTTGGATCAGGCCGCGATTTTGACTGATCTGCCCCCAGGGCTTGCGCGCTTCATGGAACAGATCCAAGACCCCGCCAATCCGCCCGTGACCATTGCACGCGCTGAGGAAGTCTTGCGAACCGCCAATGATGCGTTTGGTAAGGCTGACCGCGCAGGTGATGGCGCTGCAAAACGAGCCATTGGCATCTTCAAGACGGAACTGAACAAGTCGCTGGATGATGCCGTCGTTGCATCAGGCGATGCGCGCGCATTGACGGCGCTACGCTCGGCTCAAAAGGCGGCTGCGGCTCGTTTTCAAGAGCTTGAGTCTGTGCCAGCACTCAAGGCGGTCAGCGATGGCGACTTGACTCCGGACTTCTTTATGCAGAAGTTTGTCACTGGCCCCCGCGTGGATAACGGACAGCTTCGCACGCTGAAGAACTTCTACCAGAAGCGCGATCCGGCAGCATGGGCGCAGGTTCGTGGGCAAGTGCTGGACGATCTGTATCAGAAAGCCAGCAGCGGCAGCGAAAAGCAATTCAACTTGGCGACCTACAACAAAGAGCTTGCCAAGATCATGGCGACTGGTCGCGCCAAAGTGTTGTTTGAGCCGGATGAGTTGGCGCAACTTGAGACCATCGGCAAGGCGGCAAAGCTCGTTCAAGGCCCACAGGCGCAGCCTCCGCCGACTGGATTGACTGGCGCGGCTTACGCTGCGGACAGGCTTGGCAAAATCATTAAATCGCTCGGAACGCTCAAGGGAGTCGGTCTGATCGTTGAGCCGATTGCCAACTTTGCGGCTGGTGCGCCTCGTCGCGCGGCAGTAGGCGCGGCTATGCAAGGTGCTACGGCAGCATCACGCCCAACGGTGACCATTCCGCAGCCGCTTGCTGACCGATTGCAGCGCGGCGCTGCGGCGGGTCTTGGCATAAGCGCGGCGGCACCCTTCATACAGCAATCTGGCCAGTGAAAGGTAGATTGACCAAATGAACATGCAAAGCAGCGGCAGGCAGATGTATTTTAGCAATTCATGCGTCATGCTTAGAGCATAACGGAAAGTAATCATGGCCACTACCAAACGCGAATACATCAATGCCGCATTTTCGGACATTGGCCTTGCTGGCTACGTCTTCGACATTAGCGCATCCGAAATCACAGATGCCCTAAACAAGCTGGATCGCATGGTGGCGCAATGGGACAGTCGAGGCATCCGCATCGGCTATCTGCTGCCATCCAGCCCCAGTACGTCAAACCCGGATGATGATTCTGGCGTGCCTGATATTTACAGCTCCGCGATTGTGCAGAACCTGGCCATGCTGCTCGCCCCCAGCTACGGCAAAACAATCACGCAAGACATGCGGATCAATGCGCGCATGAGCTACAACGACATGATCAGTCATGTGGCAGAGCGCGACCTCGCCACGATGCAGTTCCCGAACAACCTGCCGTATGGCGCGGGCAACAAGCCGTATCGCAATGGTGGTTTGAACCAATACTTCCAGCCTGAAGATCGGTTGCAGGCTGGCCCCGATAGCTTTTTGGAGACTTGATCGTGCCTGATATTAACCAACTGAATGAAATTGTAACGATCACGGATCGGGACTCCATCCCGATTTACAGCAGTGAGGCGCAGAGCACTCGCAAACTGACTGCGCTGCGGCTAAAGACATACATCAATGCGGAAAAAGAATTCAGCATTTTTCAGAGCAGAGCAGATGCTGTGGCTGCGCTGCCCAATTTGCTGGAAGGCGCAACCATTATTGTCACGGTGGATGAAACTCGCAGCGGGCATGAGATTGTGTATGAAGTCGTAAACGGGGCTTTGTCTTTTGTAGTTGACACGTCTCAAATTGCGATTGACGCAGCAGTTGCTGGCGCGATTGATGCGGTAACTGAACAGGCGGCAACTGCCGCTCAGGCAGCCGTGTCTGGCTATCTGTCGGCGACAGTGCAGGCATTGCGGCTAGGACGTGAATCGTCGTCCGGAAACTTCGCGGCATCCGTCAAGATCACCTCGTTTCAGCAGCCAATTGTTCATTCGCCCAACGTCACTGAGCGTTGGCGCGGAGTCATTCGAGCCAATGGACTGCATTTCCATGTGCCATACGATGCGACAACCGTCCTGATTCACAATCCAGACACCGGCATTGCGTATCAGACCAACTTTGGCATTGACTTGTCTGGCACGAACAAGTGGCGCGGTGGCGTATTGGGCCTGGATGGCAAGATTTACTGCATCCCCTACACCGCAACCGACATCCTGGTGATTGATACGATTGCGCTGACGGCGACCCGTGAAACCTTCGGCCTTGCTACGGCGGCGCTCTCTGCCGCTGCAAAGTGGGATGGCGGCGTGCGGACGCCAGATGGGCGCATTTTCTGCGCGCCTTACAACTCCACCACGATGCTGGTGATTGATCCGCCCAACAACACGGCAAACGTCTACACCGCAGCGCAGCTTGGGCTGACTGCCACGGCCTTCAACAACACGGCGAAATGGACGGGCATGGTGTGCGTGGGGACTGGCGTTTACGCGATGCCGTTCGTAGCCACGTCCGTGCTGCTTGTGAACTTTTCGGCGCTCACGGCAACGCTCCCGACCTATGGTCTGACGCTCTCTGATTCCAGCAAGTGGATTCGTGCAACGGTCTATGGGACGAAGATTTACGCCTGTCCATTCAACGCAACCGATGTGCTGGTGATTGATACCGTCGCACAGACTGCCGTTCGCTCAGCGCTAGGCGCAACGCTAACCGGCAACAGCAAGTGGCGAGCCATCGTCATGATGAACCGGAAAATCTACTGCATCCCCGGCAATGCGACTGATTTTCTCGTCATTGACCCGTTGGATACCACCGCAGACCCCAACGGCACGGCAACGCGCACTTCCATGAACGTGTATGACGTTCGCACGCCGACCATCGTCAATTCGCTGACGACCAATAACAAGTGGTCTGGCGCAACGTTCCACAAGAGCTTGATTTACGGATGCCCTTGCGACTCCAACCAGGCCGGTCAGGACATTCTGATTGTTGACCCCGCTGGCAACGCGGGCGCTGGTCAAGCCTTTCATACCGATCTGCGCGCCTTTATTGACGGCGGTGCGAACGGCAATACCAAGTGGTTCGGTTCGGTCGCGCATCCCAACGGCTACAACTACTGCATCCCTGCCAGCTCGCAATCGTTCTTGGTCATTAAAGACACAGACCCAGATAGCGATTTCCCGACGGCGGCACTCAGCACATTGGGGCTGACCCTCAACAGTGACCCGCAGAAGTATCAGGGCGGCGTGCTGGCAGGCGACGGCTGCATCTACGCCTTCCCGCGAACTAACGCGACGACCATCCTCAAGATCGACCCGAGCAACACGACCGGCTCGATCTACGGAACTGCCATTCAAACGGATTACGGCGGCGCGCGTGACCGTGAAACCGGCGCAACGGGCGTGCCTTTGACGGCTGGCACTGGCGGTGCATTGCTGCCCACTGGTGACCCGCTGCTCGTGCAAAAGTGGCATTCCTGCGTTATTGGCATGGATGGCAAGATTTACGCCATCCCGTATGACGTTGAGAAAGTCCTCATCATGGACGTGTTCGCGGCGGACGCGCAAAAACTGGAATTGACCAACTTTGGCTTGAACCTCGTTGGGATCAGCAAGTGGGTCGGCGCGGCTCTGCACCCGAATGGGAAAATCTACTGCGGCCCACGCGGCGCGTCTGATTCGCTGGTGATTGACACCAACCCGCTGTCCCCGACTTACAACCAGGCGTGGCGCACGAACTTTGGCGTGGACTTGGATGCGGGCAGCAATGCGGGCTCCACTGGCATCAAGTGGTCATTCCCGCAACTTGGCGCGGATGGCCGCATTTACGTTTTGCCACGTTCTGCTCGCAATGTGTTGGTCATTGACCCCAGCGATACGAGCGTGAGTCCTTACGGTAAGGCAACGTTTGAGACGTTTGGACTGAACATGACGGCACTTGGCACGCTCACCGGCGAGGGATACACCATATCGTCCAAGATTGGGCCGGATGGCAAGATTTACGCGGCGGCGGTGACCGCTGCGCCTGCTGGAACCGGCAACTTCTTGGTCATTGACACCATCACTCGCACGGCGGCGTGGCAGGACTATGGTTTGGCAACGCCACTCAATGCGTCCAATAAGTTCGCAGGCGCAGTGCATACGCTGACGGGGCGCATCATCTTCGTGCCTCGAACCTTTGGAAACGCCGTGACGCTGCGGCTTACCGGATTCCCGCCGCTGCCGAAGCAGGCGGTGATTGGCGCGCTGATTAACAAGAACTGACCATGATTACCATTGCCGACTACTTCATGGGCCGCGACAAGACGCACGGCAGCGAGCTAACAGACGCGATGCGCGCAGATGCGGCGGAGACAGTGCGCCGCGTCAATCTGTTACTAAAAGCGGCCAAATGGGGTCCTAGCAAAGTCTCCAGCGGTTGGCGTCCTGCTGCGATCAATGCGGCCACCAAAGGCGCGGCAAAGGCCAGCAATCACACGCTCTGCCGGGCTTGCGACATTGCAGACCCCAAAGGGGATCTCGACAAGTGGTGCTTGGCAAATCTCAAGGAACTTGAGAAAGTCGGCCTATGGCTTGAGCATCCGACGGCAACCGCCACTTGGTGTCACTTACAGATCGTCCCGCCGAAGTCCGGCAAGCGCACATTTTTACCGTGACCAAAGGAGTAACCATGAAGTGGCTTTTTGCACGGCTCTCTGAGCCTTCAACCCATGCAGCAATCGCAGGCGCTACCGCTGCACTGATCCCCATCGTCCCGTTGCCCTACCAGCCAATCGCGCAGATGCTCGCGCTGTTGTTTGGCGGCGCTGGCGTCATCAAGAAAGGCTAAGGAGAATCACATGGCAAAAGGCGGCCCCGGCCCTCGCAAACCCCCGGCAAAACCCCTGAAAACGGGATTCCCGGTGAAGAAGAAGAAGTGAAGTATTGGCTGCTCGCAATCGTGCTGGTCACGCATTACGGGTATTACCTTTGTGCAACCCCCACGCAAGCCGAAGCCGTGTTCTACGTCTTGCGCGGGATTGAAGGTGCGCTGCTGTTCGCGATCATCGGCGCATCGTCAAAGAGCATGATCATGTCGGCGGCGTGCTGGCTTGGAGTATTTGAGGAATCGCAGACGGCTGTATGCGGGATGACGGGCTATGGCATTGAGGTTCCGCTCGCGTCCGGCCTTTGTATTGAGCAATACGGTTATTGGCCGTATGCAGTAGTTGCGGCATCTGCCATTACCTACCTATGGGCGCACAGAGATGATCGACCGAACCGATGAAACGACCGCTATCGCCTCTGCTGTAATCGCAGCCAGTGCCCCGTTTGCAGGCCAGTATGCGGGCATCGTCATTGCCGCACTGTTTGGCTCCCTGGTCGCGCTCAGTCGCGCCAGACGCGAAAGCCGCGCCACGAGCGCCCTGTTCATTTTCCGTTGCGTCACGATTGCTACATTCATGACGGGGATTGTCTCCCGCTTCATTTCCAGTTATGTGGGCATTGAGGCGGCTGAACTAACGGCCCCGCTCGCGTTTCTCATTGCGATCATTGGCGATGACTGGTTCAAGCTCAAGGATGCAGCATTGACGAGCGCACGGAAGCGCATCAGCAAGGAAGGTGAATGATGGCACTGACTCTATTGTGCATTTATGAGGCTTTCAGCCTCGGCGTGGCCTACATGGCCTTTTGCCGCATACACCTGTCCACATCGCTGGTCAGATGGGAAGTGCGCTGGGCCTGGTCAATGGTCGGCGCAGGGGCCATCGCAATGGCAATCTCGCCCTTTGTGGGATGGGGAGAGGTGACTCGCCCGGTCACGTTCTTCATGGGCGCATCGTTCTGCTCGCTGCTGGCAAGCTCTAGGGCTTGGAAGTTTGGGCCTCCAAAAGCGCTGTTTGCGGGCGTTGAGCGGCGCAGGGGTTGATTGGGCGTCGGAAACAAAAAACCCTCGCGAAGGTTTGGCGACCTAAGCGAGGGGCGGAACCGTTCTAAGGGCTCGTGTTGCTCCAATCCAGCACGGGCAATAATGCGCGCATGAGCTATGCCAATCAATACCGTTCATCGGAAACAAAAAGCCCCGCCATCGATGACGCAGCTTGGTGCAAGTGGGTAGGATTTTGAGCGGTTGTTTCCGCCGATAGTGACGGGAACTTAACGACAAAAGCCCCGTGAGGGGCCTTTGAAGGATCATTCGGTGATGAGGCGATCAAACCTCAGCGGGGCCGTTTTTTAGGCGACCTGCGCAAACACGCTGTCATTGGCAGGTGTCAAGTTTGTGCGGCTTAGGGCCGTCACCTATCCCGCTGTCCATATCGGTTGCTCATTCAATCGAAACCATGACAGCCCCATCAAAAACAGTCTCTGCGCACCTTTCGGGTTACTCGGAGAAATTTCGGTTCTCAGGCCAAAATGCTCCTTTCTGTTGTTCCGCCTCTTGCTGAGAACAAGAGTGAGACTGCTTTTGGTGGAGCTGGCGGGAGTCGAACCCGCGTCTTGAATGCATCCCCTCTACTTCATACAGCGATACAAGCTCACTGCGAACGACCACAGTGTTTGGTGCCCCGGCTTTCGCCAATCTCCAATCACCGCTTGCATGCATAGGCGGATTACTACGAGCAAAGGGCGTAAAAGTTCAAAGCTGCCCCGCGTTAACTGGGCAGATGAATAGTGCAACGTCTTGCGCTACTTTGCAAGCGCCTCCGCATAGTGCCGATGCAGCCATGCCAACGCAGCAGCGTCGCGGGCATGTTCGCTCGTGCGCGCTGTCCAGCCTGTCTGCTGTGCAAGATATTCCACTGTCCACTTGGTAGCACCTGCTTTCGGCTTGACGGCGAGATATGGCACGCCAGCGGCTTGCAGGTAGTCTTGCCAGACGGTGCAATCGCGCTTGATGCTGCCAGCGCCTTGCAGTTGCTCGCGTCCTGCCTTGCCGAACCACTTACGCTGGCGGGCGTCCTCAAATACGACAACGATGCGCGATTGCTTGCGCAAATCCTCGATGCGAAAAATGGCCTCGTGAATCTGCATGGTTTCGACGCGGATTAGCTTGCCGACTGCTAGCTCTGCGTAGCCGGTGTTAACGCCTGGGTCAATCGCGCAGAGGATCATATCTCCAACCCCCTCTGAGCAACCCTAAACCGTTGCGAGCTATACCGCGTAATCCAGCCCTTGAGCGCCGCACTGCGCCGCGATGCTGGCGGAGTAGCGGACAGCGCATCTGCCGCCCGCTGTGCGGCGGATTCGAGCTTCGCTGCGGGCCATGTGCGAAGTGGTTGCTTCATGGCTTGACGGCGAGCATGACGGCGCGGCAGGCGTTCCAGCCTTCAACTTTCCCCAATTCGTAGCCGTAAGAGTAAGCGTCAAGGTCGCTGTCGTTCTCGCCATACGGCTGCATCTCATCCGGCACCTGCACCGCCTCGCTCGCAGGCGGCTCCGTATTAGCCAACAGCACATCAATGGCAAGCCCAACTTGGCTCGGCAGATGCGGCTCTGGAACAGGATAGGGCGCATCATATGGCGGCAATCCACGCCGCCAGTCGTTATGCGCATTCAAGATAGCGCGGGCTTCGGATAGGGTCATGCGGATTTCTCCTGCGCCATGGCGGCGTCTATAGCTTCGTCAAGCGTTGGCTTCCCGTGCCAAAAAGAAACATCGAGAGACCCATATCCGCCGGGGATTAACTCATCACAATCATAGACTCCATCAAGAGATTGCAGCCACCGATACCTCTCCGCATCCTTTCGCAGCGCCTCAAGCTCTGCGATCCCGACAACAGTCGTCGCGCTCAGGCTCTCCAAAAACTCCTTTCCCTGAACCTGCGCGGTCAGTTCCGCAATTCGCGCATCCCTCTTTTCCATCATAGCCAGCAAATCATCAACGGCCTTGCTGTGATCAAGCGACCTTTTCATTCCGCGATCTACCATTTCCTTCTCACGCGTCAGACTGTCTCGCAGCATTGATTCCAGTTCAGCGATGCGCATATCTTTTTGTTCACTCATGCTTTAGCTCCTTTCGTTTTAACCAAGTAAACATCCCATCCCGCCGATGTTGCCACGACGTCCCGGCCTTTGAACATCTCGTCAATGATGCGCGCACAGGTGCCTTGCAGCGCCATCAGCGGGATCGGCGCATCAATATTGACAGTGTTCGTCTCCCGCTCGCCAGTGGTCAGGTCAATGTGGAACACGATGCGCCAGAGATGCGCGCCCATGATCTGCTTGAGGATGACGACAACGCCCGCCATTGGGCCGGATAGGCGATAGCGAGCAACGTGCGTGCGGGTCACTTCTTCAATCCGTTCAGCTTCTGAGGGTGCAGCCACTTTTGCAGCACGTAAACGGGCACCTGGACATTGCAATCAATCAGCAGCATCCGGCTGATGATGCGAGCGCCAAAGTCGTATCGCTCGGCAAGCCGCAATGCGTGTGGGCGATATTGAGTGTATTGGCTGCGCCCATCACAAGGGGTTGTCTTTTCGCTCATGGGTTAGCCCACCACGCTGATAACGCGACGATCTTTGACCACAAACTCGACGTTGCCAGACTTGATCCTGCAACTACCAGCAAAGGCAATCATCTTGCGGTTTTGCTCGGTCAAAATGGAGTTTTTGATACCGTTAAGGTCAATACCCATAACACGCTCCACATACCGCAACATGGCATGCTCAGTAACAACCGGCTCCCGCTCAGTCATTGATTCAATACGTTGCTCAAGCATGCTGATCTCGGCGTCAACTCCTGACTTTTGCTTTCGTATGCGTTCAATTTCCTGAGCAAACTGCTTAGATTCAGCGAGCAACTTTTCCCTCCTGACCTGCAATGATTTCAATTCATGCGTGTCACTCATAACGGCAAAGCTCCTTGATTGGTTTTGTATGCGTGTGCGGCGTTTAGAAGATTGTGCATTTCAGTGTCTCGCCCCTGCTTCACCATCACGTCTCGCCATTCTTGAAGCCAGTCAGGCGATGCAGCGGCAAGAGTCTGTATTAAGCCTTTTCGCATGTTTTCTGGTGACCATGAGCAATCTGGATTGTGTAAAGGCAGCGCGGCATCACATTTGTGGCATCGAAATCCAAGATCACGTTTCATTTTTTCTACCTTGTTTTATTGCCGAATCGGTTTCTACAAAAAAAGTTCGTATTGCTTTTTCTCGTCTTTGAATTGGACGCTCTTGAGCGCGTAATACCAAGGCGTAGGAGTTGCGGGAAATCCTAGTGAATGAAAATAAATATCGTTTTTCAGTATTGCGATTGCTATTGCTTTGTATGATGGAGCTATCCCAAGCTGCATTAGCTCGTTGGGAACCTCATCAGGAATATCGTCAGAATAACCGCATTGCATCCATGCATTGATGTATCTCTCCACTCGCTTCATCGCCTTTCCCCTTTAACCATTTTTTAAGATGATATTCTGCAGCGGCATTAGCGGCCAATTGCTGCCCCGGTGTTAACAGGCGGAACCCACCTCGGAAAACGCTTGAAACTCCGGTTTCAATACACATGGATGATTGGCCTAGCCACGCAATGCGGTTGATGTGTTCGTTAGATAGGAACTGGTCGCAAGAGTGCGGCCAGCTCCTAACAACACGATGCATTGCATCCTTAAACCGTGGCAAGTCAGAAAGGAATATTGCGTATTCCTCCCTGGCATCATCTGCCGTCATTCCCGCTGGCGGCGACGATGAGTAGAAACCTGCTTTGTAGCACTCCCATTTGTGCCACGGGTGATAAATCCTATTCATCGTCGCGCTCATCCCATCCGGCTTCGGCATCCCAGCTTTTGGAAAAATCACGATTCGCAAACAGAGCGGCGACGCCGGTAATCTGCTTTAGCCGCAAAAGCTCATCGGCGCTCATGCCAATGTGTTCGCAAATCCAGCGGTCGCCCTTGCCCATTTCAACAAGCTCGGCAACGATGTTGCTCATCAATTCAATATTGTGAGAGCCGCGCGCACGGTTATGGCGAATGGTTGAAGCCATGCGGTCGCCAATCTCTTTGTCAATGACGACAATCGGCAAGTGACCCTGCTCACGCTCTCGAATCCTGGCGCTGTTTAGGATCGTGCTGTAGCGGTGAAAGCCGTCAACCACAATGTAAGTGTCGTTAGCGCCGTCGTAGAAGGTCACGATTGGCTGTGTGTAGCCGTCCTCCCAAATTGACGTTTCCAAAAGCGCCATTTCAGGCGGCGCAACACTGTTGGGGTTGTAGTCGTTGGCCTTCACCTTGCCGATAGGCACGCGCTTGACGTTGTAAACCGGGGACTTAAATCCGGAATCCTTGACGGCATAGCTGCCATCCGCCTGATGCACTTCGCGCCCAGTAAGCGGCGGGTTAAAGGCGCAGATTAGCGTGACGGTTTCCAGCGCCTCAAACGTATGGTCATCGTGTTTGTCCAGCACATAAGTCGTGTCAGGCTCAATGTTATGTTTCTCGCCAGTGGCGAGATTGGTCAAAATGCCGCGACCACTTACGCAGTAGCACGATTCCAAATGATTTTTGTAGTGCCAATGCTGCGGCCCATTCGGCGGAATGACCGTTTTGGTCATTCCGTAGCCCATGCCATCCTGCTCAAGCAAAATGCGGTTAGATACAAAACCGCCTTTCGGGCAATGCACTTCGCGCTCTGTGCCTTTAATGTCGCTGATTTTTACAATCTTCATCGTAAGCTCCTTACAGTTTTTTGTATTTTTCCATGATGGCGCGTTGCCGCTGCGCCTGCTCTTTTGTGGGCGCAAGGCCCATATATTTACAAGTGTGATCGTTCTTCAAAATGGTAATGGCAAAACGTTTCCAGCTAGCAACCATACTGTTGTGGCACGAAAGAAAGTCAACATGATCCGGGAAATGCTGCATACGCACGCGGGTCAGAGTCTGCCCGCCGTGCGCGGTCTTGCCGTTCTCCTTGAACCTCACGCCAGAGTTGCGCATCTCCTGGATAATCTCTTCGGGGAGTCCGCGCCCCACCCGCCCCCAATAGCGGAATGATTGGATGAAGCGCATCTTAAAATTGTCCGACACCTCTTTTGGCAGAGTCGCTAAAAGAAACTTGGTAAAAGACTTCCAAGTGTGATTCGGAGGCAATTTCAGGCTCTTGTAGCCAAGCTGCTTACCGTAGTGAGCAATGAAGTTTGCCCCTTGCACACGCGCACACAGCTTTGCCCAGGTGTGACCGTCAATGACACGATACAAATTGAGGCTTGACTTAGATTCGCTCATGAAAGGAGAGGCAACACGCATCTTGTGAACGGGCACGCCAGCTTTGTAAAAAATGTCATACAGCTTGTTGTATTCCCATTCAAACTTGGCGTTAGCAGTCCAAATGTCCTCCGTGCGCCAGTCGTAAATCGGATAGACATTGTAGGTATGCGCTGTGTTCTTCTTAGTCCACATCATGCCGCCCATCGTCTCCTTCTGCTCATTCATGATGGCGCGGAAGCGGTTGAGGCTTTCTGCCGTGCGAATGCCGATCAAGTTAGCGCACGGCTTGCCCTGGCTATACCACTCCGCAAAGCCATCCCAAAAATGGTCATAGCTCATGTCTTCTTCAAAGAATGGGAACGGATGATTTTCAAAGTTGACGATGTATGGACGCCTATCCATAGGCCGGATCCACCGCTCTTTGTCCCGATTGCCCCAGCATTGCCACTCAATCGCGTATGCACTGACAGTGCATGGCAACGTGATCGGGAGGCAGCACCAGTAAACGTCAAGCAAGTCCAAGTTCTTCTCAAGAATGCTGTGCATAAACTCTAGCGAGAGGTCATAGTTTGCCTCGTTGTCCAAAATCTGAACGCCAATCCTCCTTGTGATGCCGCGCTTACGCATGTAATCAAGCGTGAGATTCAACATCACGCCGGAGTCCTTGCCGCCGCTGAAAGACAGATAGATGCGGTCAAAATTGGCAAAGACAAAGTCAAGCCGCTCAATTGAGGCTTCGTAAACATTACGCGTTGGATGATATTTGCGCATCCTGTGCTGCTCCTTTGTTATGTGTGAACCTGCGCAAAATATACCGCGCCCCGATGAATTGCGCAACGTGGCGCGGTGATTCTTAGCTGACCAGCGGGGCCAAGTTCGGCGGGCTGTAGTTCCTGCCCTTGATGACCTTGCCGTTGCCATCGCGCTCCATCTTGCCGCTAGCGCCGATCTTGCTCAGGTTGCTGCGCGCCACCTCAATTGCGCCGCATTCCGGATCAGCGCCGATGCTGTAAGCAAGGCCGATAGCAACCCATGCAATGTCAAGCGCAGCGTCAAACAAGCCCGTGCGCTGCTCATGCGTCATATCGGCAAGCTGCGAACCGTCATGCTGCTTTAGCGCATCAGCCAATGCGCTGATCATCCGAGCAGCAGTGGGCGCTGTTCCGATGGCCTCAATAGCCTCAGATAGCTCTTCGGCCACGAGTCCCAGGTAGAGGCTGGCCTGTTTCGGATTGTGGCGGTCAACGGTGCAATCTGCCGACTCCATGAACTTGCGGACGTCTTCGATTAGACGGCTCATTCGATCACCTCACGAACTCGGATAGCAGACCATTCATCATTTACATTGCCGTCACTTATAACTGCTGCATGGCCGTCTGAGTTGCGAATGGCAATCCAAAACTCACGCGGCTCGCAGTGTTCGCGGATGAGGTCGTTCTCATCAATAGTTGGTGACTGGTAATAGCTCCCGTCAAGATTCCAAGAACGGTGCATGCCCCGAGAGTTCCAGCCAACTGCAGGAAAAATGTCTCGTCTCTCATCCACCGCCGCCACAGTCGCAATGCCGCCATCGCGCTGCACGTATTTGCCGGGTTTCAGTTTCATGGCTTGGCCTCCCGTGCGCGCAGCATGGCGTCGGCTATTCCGTAAGCGCCGTCTGCTATAGATGCCATGCCTTCATTGCTGCCCGCGCTGGCGTGATTCGCATGCATGATGGCAATAAGAGATTGCATCGCCCTCGCCGCGAAGTAGTCGCGCAAGCTCATGCCTTGATGATCTTTCCACTCTCCATTAGGCGGAAACGCAGGCCCGCCGTCTTTAATCTCACTCATTTTCCCTGCTCCTGTTTAGACCTCAAAAACCTTTGCACATCAACCTTGCGCCAGCGCCACTCATTGCCCAACTTGAACCCAGCCGGAATCGTCAGCGGCCTGCCGCGCTCTCGCTGGATGGCACTGCGGATGGCAGTGACCGTGCGGCCCATCTGCTGCGCCAGATCAGCGATGCCAATGGATTCGCGGCGGAGTTTGGCTTGCTGGCGCTGCCACTTTGTCACGTCCGCGCGCTGCCAGTAGCAGGACGGCCAGACCTCAGACCAAATCGGCAGATCAGCCCCCCGAAACATGCGCGCTCGCAGCCCACTGAGCTTGAGGCCCAGTATGGCGGCTAGCTGCTCTTTGTAGATTGGTTTGCTCATGCGGATCCTTAGCAGGCCATCAACTTGCGCTTGGAAATGGGGGCAAATGGGATGTCATCATCGCGGAAACCCTCGCTAGCGCCTGGCTGAGGTGCCGCACGTGCTGGCTTATTGGCGGCAACTCGCGAAGGTGCAGGCGCAACGGGCGCAGCATCAGCGCGCGGCGAGCTAAACCACAGCACGTCAATGACCTCTGCGCGCAAGCTGACGCCCTGGGTGCCATCCTTCTTGGCATATGTCTCAATGTGCGGCTCTCGCAGCGCCACGTTCATCATCGTGCCTTTGGTCAGGTATTGCGCCAGCGTCTCGGCACGCTTGCCAAACAGTGCGGCATCAATCCATTGCGTAGGCTTGCGGCCATCGTCGCCCTTGCGCCCGTAGTCGCAGGCGAGCGCCAGTTGCAGAACGGGAGTGCCGGATGAGGTGTGCTTCATTTCAGCGTCGCGGCCCAAACGGGCCATTGTGGTCAGGATCATGGTTTTCTCAGTAGCGGTCGGAAGGGTGCGGCAACATTTGGCCGTGTTCAGCGGCCCATGCGTGTAGCTGCTCGGTGAAGTCACTGCACTCATTCACCGGCAGCTTGGCGGTGCTAGGCAGGGTCTTTAACGGCTCGCCCCACAGATCAACGATGACAGGCTGTAGGAATCGCATTTTCAGCGCGTCCTTGACCATGCCTTCGTCGGTCTGCGTTTGCTTGCCGATGTAGCTAAAGATGCTGTGGATGTAGGCGTTCTGGTTCAGCGTGCGTCGCTTGGCGGATGGCTTGATGACCCACTCCCATCGCTTGCCATCACCCAGCGGCAGGCGCTGGATGAAAGCAATGAGTGAGGCGCGGTCGCGCTCTGTCGCGATGACGTTCACGGCTTGGGCTTGCTGGCTTGATGCGCCTTCATGGCGCTGCGCTGCTTGCTGTCAAAGCGCGTCCAGATTGCGGCCATCTCTTCGGGGCCGAGTCGCTCGCTAGCGATGCGGTCACAGGCCGCGCCAACGTCGCCAGAGTGCAACAGGGAGATGACATGGTTCGCAATGCCTTGCAGAAAGGCTTGTGATTCCTCGCTCTCGTTCTCCCACACGCCACCCGTTGGCGTGATGTTGGCAGGGGCAGCGGCTTGCGGCTTGTGCTTGCTCGCGGCGTTGCCGTCATCATCCTCCGGCGCAATGCCAACGACGGCGCACAGCGCATAGCGGCGGGCATAGGTAACGGCAGAGCCAAAGCCCTGCGCGTCCTTCTTGGTTGCAGGCAGGAACAGCCCCTCATCCTCAAGCCACTGGCCAGACGAGTGCAGCAAGCGCGTGGTGATAATGACGCCATTCTCGGACGGGGAAAGGCCCTGAAAAATGCTCAGGCCATTGGCCGAAAGCTCGTTACGGCAAGCATCCCAGCACGCGCCAAGGTCTGCGTATTTGCTGCGGAAGGCGGGGTTTGTCTTGTCCTTCAACGCGCCTTCAATAGCACCCTGCGTCTTAGCGAATGCGGAGGCCAGTTTGTCCAATTGTTCACTCTGTTTCATTGATGCTCCTTTGTGGTGTGTTCTTCGCCTGGGTCGCTGTTGCAAGGCTCTTGGCCAGGGTAATGCTCGCAGGCGTCAGGATCGTCCTTGCCGCGTGGCTTAGTGTCGTCGGTCATTGGCTGGCCTTTGCGATAACTGCGCGAGCAAGTGATATGCGCTTGTCGTGCGGCTGCTCATCATCGTTATCAAGAATAGATACAACCCCCTTTAACGCCGTCAGAAGCGAATGCCGCAGTGACTCTGCCTCAAGCATCCTTTCTGTCAGCGCTGGGACGTAGGCCAAAGCCTGCTTTCCTTCATCAATCTCCGTAGCAGGATCAGCCATTCCAGTGCAAGCATTGACGCAGGCCACGATGCGGGCGGCGTTGGCGGCAGGCTCTCCAACCCTGCAATTCATGCACGTCGCAACCTCTTGAATTAGGCCGCCGCCAATGCGCGCCTCTACAAAAACCATGAGTTGACGAGATGGCGTGGCAAACCAAGGCTCAGGCGTATGCGCGCTCACGGAATCACCTCCGAAATCTTCGCCGCTAACGCATCGCGCTCTTCGCAGGTAATGGCCTCCTGCTCATCAGCAGGCAGGTTCCAATACGCCATATAGACGCAAGCACCCGCCACATTCAGGCGGCACTTACGCAGCGTGTCGGCATCGCCAATGCGAAGTGCCAGCCCGGCAAGCGATGCCAGCAAAGTATCCTCATCCGCAGCATCCCGCGCAGCCTCAACAATGTCCGCAGGATTGCGGAGATAGCCGCGCGCCAGTGACTCAAGTCGATCCAAGCCAATCTCATTCAGACGCGCTGCCTCTGCAATCTCCGCATCTTCGCGCGCCTGATGATCGCGCAGTGTCGTTTCGTGATAGTCCATCTGCTCCGCTCCTTGTGCGTTGAACATCTGCGCACAATATACCGCGCCATGGTGAACAATGCAACAAGCCAGCGTTGCGCCGTTCGTCGGAAAGTTGCTGGCCGCACTTGCGCACGATTCATCGCGTAGGCATTATTCACCTCGTAGCGCACAACCACTAACACGGAGCAAGAAAAAATGAACGACCGCAAACCCAGCATCTCGGATTCTTGGATTGGCAAGGATGGCCGCGAATATCGCTCAATTAAGTTTTGGGTAGGCGCTGGCTGGACTGCTGGCTTTCTTCAGGTGTGCATCGGCGGCCAGTGGCACGGAACGTAAGCATGAAAAAAGAAGTGTGCCCAAACTGCAAAAAGGTGCGTTTTAACAATTCTCCATATAGCTATGTTTGGTGGGGAGTTTTAGGTATAGGCCTGATGTGCCACGTTTGTTACGGAAAACATAAAAGGATCATCAAATGAACTACTGCATGCGCGACCACGCAAAACCCGCCCTCAACACCTTCACCCTGCGCGAAGCCGCGCTAGTCCTCGCCGCCTGCCTTGCGCTGGCGTATCTCGGCAGCAAGTGGCTGGCCTACGTCCACACCAACGACATGCGCGCCCAGTGCGCCAGTCGCTACGGCGGCACCTGGATTGAGGCGAGCAAGGAGTGCCGAAAGTGAGCGCCATAACGAAACGCCAATTGCTTGACATGGCAATTACTGCGACCTTTTACTTTTTGTTGTCCGAGGTGGCAGGAGCCGGTTTGTGGGGAATGTTGTTGCTGCCTTACGCAGCGTGGAACTTCTACGATGGGCAGACTAGGGGCTCACTGAAGGGCAAACCATGACCCCCACAGAATGGGACAGCCCCCTACTGCCCGCCGATGGCGAGCGCCTATACGACTCGCGCGCGGCGCAGATGCTTGAGGACATGACCGGCCTACACGCGCAGAAGGATGCGCGGATTGCGGAATGGGAGCGTCGTTGGCAGATACAGGCCGACGCTTGTCAGGCTGCTGAATTGGAAAACATTCAGTTGCACGATCAAGTCGCCACCCTCACCGACCGCCTCAAGGCGATGGAAAAGGGTGCGGGGCTTTCGACCCGGATTGCGTATGACGCCACCTTTTACCCACTCGCCCAGCCTGCGAGCGAGGCGGTGCAGGTGCCGGATGGTTGGCAGTTGGTGCCGAAGCAGGCCACGTCTGAAATGTGGAAAGCCATCGACGCCATTGGATTGCCCTGGTCCACAGAGCAATGGCACGCCATGCTCGCCGCCAAGCCCAAGCCGGAGAAAGGCGCATGACCGCTGATCATGTTCGGCTGCGCTTGCGCGCGCACCTAAATGAACGCGGCTACTCGCAAAAGCAGTGGGCGAAGCTGCATGGCATAAGCCCATCGTATGTTTCTGACTTTCTCGGCGGGCGCAGAGAGCCGGGCGAATTGATACTTGATGCAATGGGGCTGCACGCCATGACTACTTACGAGCCAAAAGGATATTCCGCATGACCTACAACCCAACACGCACCGTCGAATTGCTGGCGATCTGTGACAAGGCTACGCTTGGGCCGTGGCTGCAAGGCACGCAAACGGTTCAGATCGGTGACGACGTTGCAATCCTTGATCGTGTCGCAGACGCCGAAGCCATCGCCACCCTGCCAGACCTCGCCGCCCAGCTTCGCGCTGCGCATTATGAGATCGAGCGGTTGAAAAACCCTTCCATCAGCCGTCAGTGGAACGCGCTGATAATGAACGCGCCAACTGCCGATGGGTCACCCCTGCACCTCTGCGTTCCCTCTGATGGAACGCGAGTGACCGACGTAACCGAATACGTGGAGCCTTTCATCCGCCGATCCGGCGACTGCGTTGACCCGGAACCTGATACCGATGACGGTGACGACCTCGCCGCACAACTTCGCGCTGCGCGCGACGAGATTGAGCGTATGACAGTGTTTGAGCAGCGCAGCGTCCGGCAGCAGGAATTCATTGAGACGCAGGCGCAATGCATACGTGAGAAAAACGCTGAGCTTGAGCGCATGAAGAAAAAGCCGCCAGTAAAGGGCGATCCTGTTTTTGACGCGCCGCTCTATACAAAAGATGCCGAGTTTGATTCGTTCGTTGCGTCGCTGCCTGAGCAGTATTGGGCGCGTTACGATCTCAGCGCGTTACGGCTTGGGTGGCATTACGGGCGCGAGCGCCTGGTAGCTAGTGTGGAGGTCACTAGCCTGACAGGCAAAGCCAACAATGGGAGCGCCGTTCGGGACTGCGAATACTGCGGCGGATCTGGCATTTTGCAAAACGTCATTGGGGAATGGATAGGCGAATGCCATAAATGTTGGCCATTGCCATTTGGTTGGCCATCGCCATTGGCGGTAGCCGCACAGGACAAACAAAGGAATCAACATGAGTGACCATCAAGCAAAAGCGCGGGCCATACTAACGGTTTGGAAAGTTTGTCAATCTCGCGATGAGATTGAGCGAATTGGCATTTGCATCGCTACCGAACTCCGCGACGCACTAGACCGCGAGACGGCGCTGCGGGCGGAGGTGGATAGGTTGCGGGAAAAAATGCGGCAGCCAAAGACTTGGGCAAACGCGCCGCACTGTTCAACGTGCGATTGCCAAGAGCCGCAAGCCTTCGCCGGGCGCCGCACAGGCCGCAACGATCCGAGCATCCCGACCGATGCGGGCGTGCCTAGGCCAACCGAGGCCGAGATCCGCGAGCAGTTCGATGCGGAGTGCGGCGGCACCATTGAGCGCATTGACATCATCGGCGCTAATGGGCCAGCCGAATGGCCGGAGAACGATGACCGCCTACACGTCATTTCGCAGAACGGCCCGACCGGAGACCATTACCGAGCAATCGGCCAACCATCAAAAGGAGACGCATGAGCGCACTAGATAGCCAGGTCGGCGGCGACCACTACAGCAAGCTCAAGATTCAGCCGGTGCAATACATTCATGCCAATGGCATCGGCTTTCTGGAGGGCAACGCCATCAAGTATCTGACGAGATGGCGGGACAAGGGCGGAATTGATGACCTCAAGAAGGCGCGGCACTTTATTGACCTATTGATTGAACTGGAGACAGCAGAATGAGCATTGAGAAAGCAGCAGCACAAGGCGCACGAGGTGAGGCGGAAATCCGCCGTGCGACGCAAGAAGGGCGCGACGCGATGAACCATGACCTGGAACTGCAAGCCCGCTGGTTTGAGGAACGCGGCAACAAGGCAAAGGCGCGGGAAGTGCGGGCGGAGAAATTGAAATGAGCAACAACCAATACACTTACACCACGACTCCAATTCAGGATTACAAAACGCTGCGGGATGAGTTGGCGATGGCGGCTATGCAAGCTATGGTTACGGGCCATTTTTCAAAATACGGCCATGATGATTATTGGCCTAGGCCAGCAATAGCATGCGAAGCATATGAACTAGCAGACGCCATGCTTGCGGCTCGTGATAGCAAATCGGAGAAAGTGAAATGAGCGAATGGCAACCGATTGAGACTGCGCCGAAGGATCAACTTATCTTAGCGGCCACAACTTTTGAAAATC